CTATATTATAATACTTCAGTTAAGTTTATGGACTCCAGATGAAAGAGAAGTATACTTTTTTTATACAAAGAAAACAAGCAAGGATATTTATGTTACAGTTGAATTATGGTTTTATGAAAAGTGTGATTTATTGAAGTTTGAATCTGAGAGAGATTGTAATATTATATTCATGTTGAAAGGACATCACATAAACCAAAAACATGAAATTTTTAGATCTATTCAGGAGGGTTAATGAGTGATAAAAGATGGTTGACAATGGTTGCATCAGGAATAGAAAATGGTGTAGCAATATTCGTAGAAACAGCATATTTATCATTAGATGATGTAAAAGACTATGAAAACAAGTATGGTCTTAAAATTCATTATATTATTGAGGGAAAACATCGCAATTTAATGTATGACTTGTTACTCAAGGATAAAAATGAATTGGAGGAAAGTTAATGTTATACTATGGTTGGGAGAACTTGAAAAATGATAAGGTTCTAAGACATGAATTTTATCAACTAGTTTTAAAGCAAATGAATGAGATTATTTCAGAGTTAAAAAATTCAACTGTTAATATCACAAATATTTTAATGGATGTACTAAACAGGTATGAAGTTGAAGATGAAAATGATATGGAAAATTTTGCTAAGTTAATGCCATCTTTTTTTAGGGTTCAAATTGAGCGCCTGTATGATAAAAATGGTATCTTCTATAATTCACTCAGAGAAAAGAAAAACAGCTCTGTAAAGTCAATTTTCGAGGTTTAAATGTATATTCTAGCAGAACATCATGGTTGGTTATGTGAGTTTATTAGAGATAAAAATGGTTTTATGGTGAAAAAGAAATCATCAAGTAGAATTATGTGGCAAAATTATTAATCAGAGTGTGTAATGAAAGAATTAATGAAACAAATCGTAGAAGCATCAAATGAAATCAATAAAAACAATAAAGTTGATACAAGTAAGGCAAGAATTATTTTTAGCCTTGATGGTGAAAGTTTAATTGATATGCCACTGGAATAAAAAAGGCTCCCTTTGGGAGCCAATTTATAAATGCAGGTTTGTATCGTGTTTATTCAGCGTGATCCAAGATAACTTGAATTACTTGACCAACAACTTTTGAATCTCTGATAGAATGATTAGATACCATATTTTCACGATTCTCAAAGTAATCAGTTGCAGTTGCATAGATACCACGTAATAGTTTGTTCCATTGTCTTGCCATTGGATCGTTTTTACCTTCAAACCAAAGCCCAATTTGCATATCCATCTCATTGAAAAATAGATAATCTTGAGAATCAGTAAGCCCAAACATATCATCAACAGCATCAGCTTCAAGTGAGTCCAATTGTCTAAAACCATCAAGAATTGTTTCAGCAATATCAGCTGCTTGTCTACGACTTACAGATTCTTTTAATTGTTTTTGAATTCTTTTCATTTTAGCAGATTCTTTAAATGAAACTTGTTCGCCTTTTTTTGTGCCTTTACCTTCAGCAATTTGACCCATAGGATCTGTTTTTTCTTTTCCTGCTACTGGAGCATCTGGTTTTACTTCAGGTGATTCTTTCTTTTCAGGTTCTTTTGCAACAGGCCCATCTTTAGCAGGCTCAAGAGGTTCATCAGCTGGTGCACCTTTTTTTTCAACTTGCTCTACACCATCTTCATCAATTTTATTACCTTGCTCCTTTTCCTCTTGGATCATTTCAAGTAACTCATCTTTAAAGTCACTGAATCTTTTTACAATATCTGATCTTTTCATTATTTCCTCTTAAAAAAATATAAAGAAGAGACACCCGTAGGTGCCTCAAAATTTATATACTCTGATTAGCTAGCAGGAGCAGAGAGGAAGTCAACATTCTTAAGAACCAGTTTTCTGTAGTAGTTTTCAGCACCATAAAGGTTTGTAACTACAGTGTAACGGCTATAGAACATAGTCTTGTATCTCATATCTTCCTCACCAGTTCTATTTACGGCTGAAATAGGACGGTAAGGAGCGAAAACAATACCTGCATCCATTTCAGATTGACCTTTATAACCGATGATAATAGTATTATCATCTCTGTATTGGTCAAGGTATACGTTGTAGCGACCAGCAAGAACACCGATAAAACCTTCACCAGTAGGACTAACAACGGTAGCACCTTGGAACATTGAACCGGGAAGAGATTCAAGCAGTGAAGCAGCGGTAGCACCTACAACTAAGAAGTTAGGACGACCAGCACGATTAGCTTTGTTGATCTCTTTTGCAAGTTCATTAATTGCAATTACAAGAGTTTGAACTTTAGTAATTTCGTTAGTGTGTCCACTTACATTTGCAAAGTCAAATTCTCTTACACCAGCCAGAGTAGCAGCATCTTCAATAGCATCGATGATTTCACCGTCAATTTCACGGCTCATCAGATAAGAAGCAGTTGAAAGAAGTTCATTTTGAATGTTGAACTGGTGAGCAGCAAGAGCATCTTCAAAAGCGTAAATTGAAAATTCAGTGAACAGTTCACGTACACCGGCTTCAAACACTTGAGAAGTCATTTGCATACTGATTCTAGAACGTTTTTTGTAGTTAGTTTCAGCATCAGTTGTGGTACGTGGGCCACTGTATTTCTTAAAGTTGGTTGTAACAACATCATTGTTGTAACTAGCTGCGTTTACTGTGTAAGTAGTACCACCAACGGTGATTGTAGCAGCAGGAGTACCAGCGTTAAGAGCGTCTTTAATTTCATCAAGGCTTTTTGAGTTCCAAGATACAATTTTCCAGAGAGATTGTTTTTTCTCAGTGTGAACAGGAAGAATCTCAACGGTATCAGCATCACCACCAACATTTGCAATCGCATAAGGTGTATTGGCAAGTGGATCAGTTGCAGTATCACCATCTTTATCCATTACAACGATAAGAGAATCAGCAGGGCTTGTAAGGTTGCTGTAAGTATCGGTTACATCATTAGAACTGTTACCATTGTAGTTGTAACGAAGTGCAAACACTTTACCAGTATCTTGAGTCATAGGTTGTACACCAACCAGATTCATACTGAAAAGTTGAGGCATCATACGCACAACAAGAGGAATAAGGACAGGTGTAAAACCAGCAAGATTAGCAGTTCCAATAAATTGTTCAGAAGTATCTTCCATCATTTTTTTGGTGTTTTCTACCATTTGTTTAGTGATGGCAATAATTCTTTTTCCTTTACCTGCAAGTTGCTTTTCTACTTTATCACCTGTATAGCTATTCAGATACTTCTCAAGAGAAGATTCTGTTAAGAGTTTTCTTTTTGCTTTCATAATTTAAAATCTCCAAATTCGTTTAAATCAAAATCTAAAAACTAGTTAGTTCATCAGCTTCTTTAAGCAAAGAAGCAACATAATCATCGTCACTATTATCCATTACAACCGGAGTAGTAGTATCGATAACATCAAAAATTTGTTTATTTTCAACAATTGGTTGTTGTTCTGTTTCATTACCAGTAAAAGCCTCATTAAAAATCATAAGGTCATCCATACCAGTTGAACCCTCAATGTGTTGTACACCAGCAACATTATTTGGGCGTCTCTGATGTCTTTTTACAGGTTCGTCACTACCTTCAAGAATTGTATTAAAAAGTTCAATATCATCAGTATCCATATCATAGACACTAATGTTTTGATGTATTGTTTTACCAAGATTTGTAGCAGCCACGATAGAACGATCAATACCACTCTCTTTAATCATTTGAGCAAAATTAGGAGCCTCATATTCACGCTCAACAGATTTTTTAACAAGTTCAGAATCAAATTTTTTGGTTTTACTTACTTGATTAACTTTTACATTATTATCAAGTCTCAAATCCATTGATTCATTTAGTTTTTCAAAATCTTGGTCAATTTGATCATCAAGAACAGCATGAGCCATTTCATTTAATTCTTGGGCTTCTTCTTGCATTTCTAATTCTTCGCCCAATTTACGTTTTGTGATTTCACGTGTTTTAGCTCTTTTTTTCTTTTCTGAAGCTGACAGTTTACCCTGTTTTTTACCTTTCATTTCACGTGATCTTTTTTCATCTGCTTTTTTTTGTTCAGCACTCTTTTTCACTTTTTTAACTTTACCATCGATAACTTTAACCATATAGTTTTTGTCACCTGCAAGTTTAGCTTTGAGAGCTTTGTATTTTCTTGCTACAGCTGCACCAAATTTTTTAAGAATACTTTCACATAATTCGTCATTCAAGAATTCATTAAAAAATCTAATTGATTCTTCAAGTTCCATACCTGAATAAGTTGCAAAAGTTTGGTAGCTTCTCCAGATTTCTTTATCCTGAACATCTTCTTTTAAAGATGGAAGTTCGCTCATCAGTTGCTTAACTGAAAGAGAGGTTTTATTCATTTTTTTATCCTTTCCAGCAACTACGGTACCTTTTCCCATTGGATCAGCTAAATCAAGAGTTTCAACCTGCTGTTGTGATGGATTTGGTTGAATTTCAGGTTTATCAGTTGTATCAGGTGATTCTGGTCTAGGTTCACCCATAGAACCGGTTAACGTACTTGTAATTAACTGTTCATTTGCACCAATTTGTGCCGGTGTATTCATCTTAATATGCTTATTATCATAAGCAGTTTGTTCAATCGCTTTTTTAAGCTTTGTTAGATCATATTGGTTCAGGCCATCAATCCCAAACTCACTAAAGATCTTGTTTAAATCTGCTTGTTTTACCATTTTATCTCCCATGACCTTTCAAATGAAAGATCTTTGATTTAAATCTATATAGTGATTAATAAAACTTATAAAAAAGGGTTATCATTTTCCATGTAAAATTCACCTGTAATGTTTGGATCTTCAGCATTATCATCTTGCTCATCTGTAATATTTGATAAATTATCAATATTATTAAGGTTATCAAACTTAGAATCTGTAGTTGTAAATGTGGTTTTCTCTTTAGATAGTTTATGCTCCTTACAAACAAGTTTATACATAAAATTTTTACCACCATTATAAAAACTTTCATCTACTTCGTCATCAATCCACGATATTTTGAAAATTTTATTTGACGCTTCATGATATAATAAGTCTGATATGAGAGGTTTTCTTTCAATAAATCTTTCCAGTGTGGCAATATCAATTAAAAATGTCATTTCATCGGGTACAGATAACCCACCTAAGTTAAAAATATCTCCGCCTCCATCAAAACCACTTAAATTTTGCTGTAACATTCTAAGATTTATTACATCACTATATGTTTTAGAAATTATTTCTCCAATAATATAATTGATCGACATGTTGTCTTTATCAATTTTTATGTACTGTATATCTGTACCAAACATTGAAATATATTCAGCTGATTGAATCTCATTTAGAAAGTTTAAATCTGAGTTATCATTGTTAAATTTCATATACTCATTTTTATTTGTTTCACTTTTGTTATCATCAAAATTTCTTCTTTCAATTACAGCCATTTTAAAACCTTATCTCAGAGAGTCATAGTTTATTTGAGCAAGTTCAATAACCTTCATCATTAATCTCATCATGTCTTTTTTACGGATTGTAATGATATCGGTATTCCTAACAATTTGATCAAGCTCTTTTTGTAACTGTACGGTTTGTTCTTCAGTTAATACCTGATTTTCAAGAGTAGCTTCAGAAATCATATTCATAATAGCTGGTTGACATGAAGGATCAAATACAACATCAAAACATTTCAATTCAAATTCAGTTACAAGATCATAACCATTTTGAGGCATAGTATTGCCGGAGCCACGACTTGAAATACCAACCTGAACACCATCACTCAGTAAGTTTTTCAGGAGTTTGCCCGGTGGAGTTGTTAAGATTTTAGCCTTACCTTGGTAGTAACCATCACCTCTATCTTTCATTTCAGTGACATTAATAGCAGATCTTTCAAGTGAAATAGCGAGTCTATCAGCAGGGTGTGAAATTTCTCCTAATGCTCTGTTACGATTGATATAGTTTTCACGATATAAATCTACCGCTTCGTGCATTACATCAGCGGGATAGATACGACCATTTTTATTTTTTTGGCCATACCCAGAGAAAATACCCTCGATAAAAAGACTCTTTTGCTTTTCTTTTGTGAACTCATTGACAGTATCTTCCATCAACGGTTTCACTTTGTGTTCATCATATGTTTCAGTTAACAAAGTCATAATTTTATCCTTGTAAAAAAATATTATTTAAACGTTGTATTTATTTATATTTTCAAAGGCTTAAAATTAGATTTTGAGAGGATTTTAATTGAAATGTATTGTTTACTGTATCCGGGTAATATAAAGCTGTGTTCTGAGTTGTCCATTTTGATATTCAAGCTCTTTATTCTGGAGTTCAACCCGTAACAATTCATTCTTTAAGTTTATGTTACTATTGATCAAGTACAAAACATAAATAGACAACAAAATAATAATCGAAAATAAAATATAAATTATCAGGAACATTTTTTTCTCCTATTCAATTTAACTCTTTTTAATATCTTTTTATAGTAAGCAATACCTTTTGTAACCCTTACTGTTTTTCTGGCGTTAAAACCGGTATTATAGCTTATTATGGCCTGTTTTAAACTTCCGTTATGTCTTCTCTGTAGATAAAGAATATAAGTTTTAGCAATATATCTGTTTATATCTGGATTTTTTAGGCACCTAACAACACCAAAATATCGAAAATATTTTTTTAATATTGTTTTATGTAACCCGGGTTTCATTACCTTTTCAACAACCCAAATAGCTGTATTTATTCTAATCTGGTGTAGTCCGACTGAATAATTGTGTTTTGAAAATGTATCACCTATAGCATCAGCTTTATTTGTAGATTCAACAAATGCTTGGGCGTCTAATATTTCATTTATGTTAAGACCAAATAGATTGAAGCTGAATAGTAAAATTAATATATATTTCACAATTACACCATAAAAGTTAACACTGAATAGTTATATGTTATTTCTATTTTAAAGTAAAGTTTTTATTAAAAAAAAGGCTCCCATAAGGGAGCCAAATATACTAAAATTTAAACTAAGATGCAATTGTTTTTGAAATAAACTTGAGTCTGATTTTTTCACCAGCAACCTTATAGTCTAGTACGACTTCTACAACAATTTCATTCAAAGCTTGAACTGAAGGAGGGTTATTTTCAGCATCACATTTAACTTCAAAATCATTCAACTCATTATTATCTTTTCTTCGTTGAAGTGCTTTATCAAAACTTGATTTCAATCTATCCCATGTTACCTTGTCAGAGTTTTCACCGACAAAAGCCGTTGCCATTTGATCAAGTTGTGATTCAACCTCATTCTGATACCATCTTACATTAGTTCTATTTGACTTAGACTGTGTAGGTAAATTGGTTTTTTGACCCATTTTTACGAAGCCTGTACCACGTTGATAGATAACAGAGTTGATACGACGAATATAAAGCTCATCAGCCTCTTCAGCTGTTGGAGTCCATAATGGTTTTTTGAATCCACCAATAACACCTCTAGCGGTACCAATTACAGCTTTATGACGCCCAACAGAATCAGCTGTTTGAGTTAGATTAGCAACAACAATAACTGATTGTGGAAGTGTGATATCTTGCCCGCCATACTTGTTTGAAACATAGAAATGACTACCCTGAATTTCATATTTATGATATTGACTTGTGATTTTAAATCCACCACTTTCAAACCATGAAATTACTTGTGATTTAGGATCAGCAACTTTAATAACAGAAAGAGGCACGGTAAAAAGTCCGAATCTATCAATTACTTTATCACATACCTTTGAACTTACTGATTGATTGATAGTATCAAGATCAGATGAGATATATTTTCCATTACCGGTTACAATAAGAGAAGTTTCATATTTTTCATCAGCAAACACTTCATAAGCAAGTGCAACATCAGAAGCATCAATATCACCATCAGCTCCATCAACCAGTAAGAAATCATAGTCATAGTCTTCAGTATTAGTATCTGAAACATTCAAGAAAATAGTAACAAGTTCAGAGTTTGTTTTAGTCACATCTTCAATGTTATAGTACTGGTTATCAGCATCTTTTTCAGTTGTAGTAGAACTAACAACAAATTGCTCTGAAACAGCACCTTGTGAGATGATCAATAAAATTTCATGATCAGCAAGAGTTGTAAAGTTAATCAGTTTTTGTAAGTCTGAATCAGCAGCAACAGCTGTTTGGCCATACATTCTAACTCTAACACCATTAGCCCATTTACCGGGTGTATTAGCAACTGCGAAAATTTCACGTGTAGAAAGGTTTGATTTAATGTTGGCACCAAACTCATCATCATTGATATCATAGATGTCTGTAGCAACACCATATTTACCACTTGATTGATAAGACATTTGATAACTCACATCTTGATTCCCAACACTGGTAACACTAGATAAAACCCAACTACCAACAAATACATCAGCACTTGTGAACTGGAAAATTTTAGATGTTCCGGGTGTAGATGGAATACTTTCATGTGTTAAAGACAGATCACAGGCAAGTGTGCCTTGATCATATCTCACAAATCCCATTCTTTCAGATTCAATCATGTCAGCGAAATCATCATTTTTAAGACCAGACACATCAAGATAAAATTTATCACCATCAGATTTTGAAAATGCTGGTTCAGGAATAGTGTATTTTTTTGTTTGTGTTCTTTCAAGGTCTGTATGTGCAGTACAAAGATGTGTGCCACCACCTGTGAATACAATATTAGATGTATTATCTACACAACCAACATAAGCAGGTGGATATGAAACAGTTACTTCTAGAAATCCAAATTCATTAATCTCTTGTTTTACGAATGTAACAGCATGTTCACCAACAGATGTACCAGCAGGTTGAAAAATAAGACCTGTAACAGTGTCCATATCTTCCAGTGCTGTACCATCAGTTACTAATGTTGTTCTATATTCAGACGTAATTTCATCAAGGTTAAAATAAGCTGATTTAGTTGTACCTTCATTGAATGCTCTTGAAACAGCAACAGTAGAATTAAGGAGCATTAAATCAACAGCATGCCAGTTATTTGTAAAAGTAGTTTCTTCACCTTCACCATAAACTCTTGTAAAATCAGGTGTATTAGTGAAATCTACGGCAACACCAATATAACCCTTTTCGAATGCACCAGCATAACCAACTTGATTTGCAGATGGAATATTTGGCGCTTGAACTGTTTGATCTTCTTCAGAGCTATAAACACCGGGAAGTTCTTTTAAATCAAGATTGATACCCATTTATATTATCTCCTATATATTAAAGTAAAGTTGCCTTTGACAGTGAATCAAATGCCTTATTGATATTTGACATAATGTCTTTAATACCAGTCAAAGGAACGTATTTATGTCTTGAGTATGTAAATGTAACAGTATACTCCTGAATTGTTTGTGTATCTTCAGAAGCTGTTTCAATTGCGTCAACAGAAATAGGCCAAGCGTTATACAGAATGTAACCACACACCGGGTTATGGTTTGTATCATATTGGATAAGTTTAATCTCAGTATCAAATCCATTCAAAATAAGATGACCTTCAGCATCATGATAGGCGTTTGCATCCATCCATGCTTCAAAAAAAGTTTTCAATACAAGTTTTGGATCATTCCAAAATCCTAATGTATAATCATCATAAACTCTTTGCCCGGAAAGATTGTGTTTTAAACCTCTATTCATAATCTCAACTTTTTCAATTGCACTTGCGGGTTGAGAAGCCGTTTTACAGAGCACCATAGCACGGGTAACTTCATCTTGTGGAATATTAGCGCCAATAACAGATGCAATTCCAAAGATTTCACCAATGCTAACTTCATAATCAGAAGGTCTTAAACCTTGACCCAACTGACTTGAAAAATCATTATATACAGCCATTTATTATCTCCAAATATATCAGTAATTAAATGTTCTAAATGTATTTAATTTTGTGTCTTGTATTTAGTTATTTAAAACAGTCTATTAGATCTCAACAGAGTTTTCAGGTTTATTAAAATTATCACCATCAATAGATTCTTTAATAAGAATACCGCTCTTTTCAAGTTCATCACGATAAAAATGTCTAAGGTAATATCTATCAGCTTCCATAAGTGAAATTGTCAAATCCAAAACAGCAGGTGAACCATCTTCATGAAAAAGGAACCCTTCAGGATTTTTATTAACTGTAACTGTTTGAATATGACACTGATTGAATGTTTGCAATAATCTATCCACAACATAGATCTTAGCTTTCACCATAGAAGGGTATTCAATACCAGCTGGATTCTGATCATCAGGGTAACTGTATATTTGAAAAATGGTTATAATATTTTCAATTATTTTTTGTTGTTCAGCTGATTCAGGAACAAACCTAAATGTAAAATCAGGTGTTCTCCTTTCAATACCATCAAACTTAACAAAGCTGCTATCAACTTTTGGGTTTATACCTCTGTATGCACTTAATTGATCATAACCAGCAGCAACGTTTTCGGATAAACCACCAGTAAATGATTTTGCAGTTTCACTTTTAAGAATAGATTTGGCACCAATACCCATTAACAAATCCTTTTTCTTTTCGAGTGTCGTTAGTATATCTTCACCTTTAGGTCTATCCTTGAGTATTGTAATTGCTTGACCAATCAACCCTGCATCTTCTTCACTCCAACTTAGTGATATTTCATTTGCTATTTCTTGTGTATCAGGGAAAAACAAGTTAACACGTCCTTGAACCTCATATTTTGGTACAAGTATTTCATCCGCTAAATCAATTGGATTAACATTCTTTTTTTTAACTTCTTTAGAGCAAAGTTCCTGTTTTTTTTGTGCAACAAAATCTGAAGTTTTATTTTTTATGATTGCAGAATTTTCAAGATACTCTTTAATTTTTTTTGGTATATCAATAACAAGATTTTTTTCAGATACATTCTTGTAAAATGTGAACTCTATATATGTACCTGTTTCGGTAATGCCCGGTGGAAATTCTAAAATTTGTTTCTTTTCAGTTGTTTTCATTTTATACCTCTTTCAACTCTGTCAATTGATTAATGATTGAGTTAAGATTATCACCGGAGACAATTTTAATGGTATCTTTTAGGCTTGACTCATTACTATCAATGAATCTTGAAATTGAAGCTGAAATATCATGTCCATCTTGCTCATCATAAGCATCAATAACAGATTTAGATATCACATTTGTTTCTTCTAAATCAATTAGTCTCATATAAAACAACATAAAAAGATTAATATCATCTTGAAGGTTTGGTTGTGACTGTACTCCAGATATGAAAGTTTGTGATGTGAATGGAGAACCATAATACCAGTTTGGTGACACATAAGATGTGATCATATATTCATTAAAAATATTATTTTCAGAATAGAAATCAACAATTGTTTGTGTATCTAATTTAGACGCAAGATTTAATCTATCTATCTGACTATTGAAATCATATTCAAGTTTGAATTTTGTATATTGATTTAGGTTTTCTTCGTATATTTTACGTGAAACCATAAAAATATCTTCAAAAATATAATACCAGAATTTATTTGAAGAAGCCTTGCTACTTGGTAAATTATCATAGTTGTAATTAATTCTTGATGAGAAAATTTTACCATTGAACTCAACAATATCATTAATGCTATAAGTGTTAAGAGGCTCCCATTCATCTATTTGATCGAACACACTAATAATACTGTTTAAAACAACGTTGTTTGTAGATACTATATTTGAATTGATAAAATCAACAAAATCAGTTTTAGTT